CCCGATGATCATCGCTCGGTTTATCCAGTCCATGAAGTATGTGAAGGGCGAGGCGCCGTATAAGTTGTGGCTCTATGTGGATCAGGTCTACACTGGCATTGCCCAGCCCCTCATGGATGAGCTGAATAAGGCAGCTGACAAGGTGTTCTGCTTCACGGATTCATGGGCGAAGGAGTTCACTTCCTATGGCGGTCCCGCACCGATGGTGATGGAACACGCGGTCGACTCCACGATCTTCTCGAACCTTCCGCTTGCAGCTCGCTTGGCTCTCCGCAAGACTGTGGGTCTTCCTTCGGAGGCGATCGTCTTCCTGAATGCAAACCGGAACAGCCAGCGCAAGCGTCAGGATCTGACCATCATGGCATTTGTCGAACTTCTCAAGCGGCATCAGGATAAGCCGTTGTGGCTTCTCATGGTGACAGCAGTGGATCCTCAGAAGGGTGCACATTACGATATTCAGCGCATCTTCAATGATCAGCTCACCCGAGCTGGTCTGGATCCGAATGTCTATGGCAAGCGGTTGGCAATCGTGGATACAGCCCCTCCGAATACGCTCAGCGACGAGGGGATCAATCAGATCTACAATATGTCTGATATCGGTATCAACACGTCGGATGGCGAGGGCTTCGGTCTGTGTCAGCTCGAGCATCTGTATACAGGCGCACCACAGATCGTCACAGATGTGGGATCATACCGCTCATTCCTGCCCACCAGCGTGGCAACGTATATTCACCCCGGTCCGCTTGTCTACCAGGCTGCGGCTATGCCGCTTGGACTCAGCGCGCCGTCATTTAATCCGTCAGACGTTGCAGACGCGATGGACACGACCTTGGCGAACTACACCAAGATGCGCGCGGCAATTGCTGACATGAAGTTCAAGACCTGGAGCGACGTGTGCGCCTCTTGGCTCTCCGAGTTGCGCGCCGCTTCTTAAGGCGGCGGGTCTTGCGGCGGCCACCCCAATCTTTAGCAGCCCTGTTGGCATCCGTGGAAAGCACTTCTCGGCCAAAAGCATCATTTTTGTTAGCGAACGTGTCTCCACGATATGTTCCGCGCAAGCCAAGTGTGCCATCTTGCGGGCGGCGTGCTACGGTGGTACGTGCTGTTTCACGCTGGGCGGCGGCGAGCGCGGCTTGGGGATCAAATTTAGGACTATTCGCTAGTCTGGTTGTCATTATTCTTACGCAAGCCAATATTTAATCTGCGTCTCGGAGATCTTGGTGCCGATGCGCAGTAACCGCTGGTTGTCCTCGAAGGCTTGACCATCAAAGATTTCCTTGGTATCCGGATCCATAAAATACACAATGTCCTTGATCTTCAGTTTCTGCAATCTCCGCTTCTTGCGTGTCATATTGCGAAGGTAGGTTTCATCCAGATCATCGGTCTTGATGGACGGCTTGAACGCAAGATCCTCACCTGTTGCGGTGGTGTCGAACCGCATACATGAGATCTGAGGCTTCTCACGAGAGTGAAGCTTACGATGGACTTCGCAATCGACCGCGGCCTGCTTCAGCAACACGGAGATTCGTTGATTGACCTTGTCCTTTTCATACACCTTCTCATACAGGTATTCATCTGTGGACATAAACGTTTCCACGGCTGGTTCACCTTCATAGCGCTTCAGCTCCACGTCGGATTTGCGGACCGCCACCACGTTCGGTCCTTCGACACCCTTGGACTGGGCGGGCGAGATCACGGAGATGTAAAAGCTAATCCGCACAGTGCGCTCAGCCATGGGCAGTGTGGCGTGAGAGCAGATACGAATCGCACGTCCAATGACCTGATCGTGACGGGCTGGAGTCCAGTGCGGCTCCATGATGTGGACGTGGCGAACATTGGCTAACGTAATACCCTCTGCGCCAGAGGAGGTCGCCATCAGCAAACACAGCAGCTTCTTTCCACGCTGTTCAATGCTGGTCTTCAAACTAGCCGGAAAGCTGTTCTCGTAGCGCTTGTTCAGAATCTGACGCATCAACTCGCGCTGATCTTCCTTCTCTTCGCCAGAGAAGAAGGCATACGCAGGCTTGTCTGCCATCTCATCTTCAACCCACTGACCATTCTTGTTGGTGATCTTATACGGCTGCCAGCCATTCGCATCCAGAATCGCAGCAAAGACACCCAACCCTTCAAGTTGGCGGTATTGCGAATAGACGAACTGGTTTGCCCAGTCCTCTCCGGGTATCTTGCGAGTCTCTTCGATATTCGCCAACATCTTCAGCAGTTTAGGACTATACTTCTCCAAGGCTTCTGCGCTCAGATACTTTTTAGGGTTGGCTTTCAGGGCTGCCAGAATCTCAGGCTTGTCAGGCACATCGGTTTCTTTCACAATGTCGTTATATTCCTTGTCAACCTTCTTGGTCAGAAGCTTCAGCTCAGGTGGCACAGCAAAATTACAGGCTAAGCGGGAAATCACGCGATACGATCCGCCGTCGTCATTCATACTCAGAGCCTTCTTCGCATCCTGTTTGATCTCGGCAAACCGGACATCGAGATACTGCACAAACTGCTCCGGGCTCATCACCACCTTCTCTAGCATCTTGTCGTCGTCCACACGTTTCGGAATCAAGCGCTCATCTGCGCCCTTGAAATACGACACCAATCCTTGAATACGCTTTCCAAACAGCAGAGCATTCTTGATGTTCAGTCCATCCAGAAACATATTGGCAAACTCCTCAAACTTGGTGGGCAGACACTCCAGGTTCTCCGTGGATACGCGTTCTACATCGATTTCTGAACCGATCTCCCCCGCAATCTTCTTGTCGAATGTCTTCACCCAATCAGCGGCTAACGGCACAAACGGAATGTCCTTCTTATACTGGACGGCAATACGATCACCGGCTTCGTTATACACCGATCGGAAGTGAGGAGGATTACGTGTCACCATAACATACTTCTTAACTGCGTTGAACTCTATAGTATCCACATCCGGCAGCGCCTTGAACGCAGTCTTCATCTTCTCCTCATCCCATGTCGCAGCCTTGACAAAGGGAATGGTGATACGCTCAATCGGACCACGCAGAAGATTCATCAGATAGGCGATCTCGTTGGGGCGATTGATCACCGGTGTGCCGGACAGACCAACGATCTTACAATCTGTCGCTTTGTAGACAGCATCGTATAACCGCCGAGCAATCTCCGAGGAGTTCACGATACGCGAAATCAGATTGTGGACTTCATCGATGATCACCACGCAGTTGTTGAATGGATTTGCGGGAAAGTGACCCTCAGCATCTGGAGCAGGCACAAACTTATCAATGTTCTTGGAGCTCAGTCCGTTGTAGTTGATAAAATTGAAGCGCTGTCCAATGATATCCTCGATCTGGGCTTTGATAATATCCTGAGCCGTCTTGGGCAGATCCTTGTAGTTCGGGTTCTCACCTGCGATGGTCACGAAGAACTTGCCGTTACGATCCAGAAATCCATCGGAAATGCTCAACGCCTTGGCTTCAGCTCGGGACTGGTCATTGAGAGCTTTCTCTCGCCAGTGCTGCTCAAAGGAGTAGATGGGGTCACCACACTTGCGCAGCTCGGAGCGGTAGTTCTGCTGAAGGGAAGCTGGAGTCAGCACCCAAACCTTCTTGTAGCTCATCAGCGACTCCGCCACTGCGATCGACGTGCATGTCTTGCCTGATCCCAAGCCGTGGTAGAGCAGAATACCCCGATAGGGCGTTTCAATCATCAGATAATCTCGGATCAGCTTCTGGTAGGGAAACATCTCGCGGGCATTTGACTGCTTCAGACACAAGTCTGTATCCTTGTCTTCAGCATCGAGCGGATCGCGGTCTTCCTTGCGGTATTTCAGGAAGATTCGGGTTATGTAGTCGGCGAACGCTTTGCGGTTCGGAAGCACGAAGCTCATTATCTTGTGGTGCGTTGAAAGTTTCTTGGGTATTAACAAAGATGAATAATCCCGTCAACTATGATTTTGCCAATGCACCAAAAGATCTTGGAAGCCCGGGAGATCTTATGAGCCCTGAACAACGTAAATATTGGAGCATGGCTTCACTAAGACAATTGCTGGACAAAAAGGATCTTGTCAGTATCAAACGCCTCAATGATTCTAAGTCCATCCAAGCATCAGATATCAATTTTGATAAAATTCCTGACCCTGTTTTTAAAACTAATTTGAGAGCACTTTTCCCTGAAGGAGGTCGTCGTCGCAAGTCGCGCAAGACCCGCCGCCGTCGCCATGGACGCAAAACTCGTCGCTCCCGTAAGTAATGGAGCCGCTGACCAGGAAAAATCATCGGATCTGGATGGTGTCCATCTATCTGTTCCTGATGGCAGCATTTCTGTATCTCAAGCCGTCCGTAGCGTTCGGGCGTGAGGGCAGAATTCGTCCCTTCGGAGTCGAGGATAAGGAAGCGACCGTATTCCCTGTATGGTGGTGGGTCTTCATGCTGAGCGTTGTCGCGTATTGTATGACGGTATACTTGGCGCGTTTTAGGTTCACATAGATACAATGAGCAAGTGTCCGTATGCGAACATCATAGGCGCACCTGGGACGGGATATCTTCGCCAGTGGAGGGTATCTGGAATTCCCATCGCGGATACAATTGTGACTTTCTTTGTTTTTGCTGTCCCATCGGCGTGGTTCTTCAAGGGCAATGTGTGGATTCACTTTGTAATCTGGCTGGTGATCGGCGAGATCTTCCACTACCTCTTCGGTGTTCAGACAGCCGTCATGGATAAGCTTGGGATTGTCGCATGCCCCGATGATTAATTGCTCTCATACGTCTTGACAATGTTCTCCAGCCTCTCGACCATAATCTCCCGCTGGACGTGGTGTGGGCGGATATATCCACGACACTCTTCAAACGACTTCCACCCAATGCCCGAGATCTCTCGGCGCTGCATGTAGGTCATCTTCTGATTCAGATTCACTAGCTCTGGAGATGTCAGCAGGGCTACGAAGTATACGTGGCGGTATGCGATTCCATTCAGTCCTACAAACGTTTCCTCAAGCATGATATTGTTCACAATCGTATAGGCTTCACGGGGAATGTTGGTTTCCTCGTTGAACTCACGAACAGCACACTCGATGTCCGTTTCGCACCGAACACGTCTGCCCTTCGGAAACCCCCACTCGGGCTCTTTGTAGACCGACAAGTGTGTCCGCATAATTCCCTGGCGATCCACCTGTCCAAACTTCTCCTTGGACATGAGATACTCGGGTGACGTATGGTCATCTCCCCACAGCTGC